CGTATTCTCGACCGCCGCGAGCTACATCCGTCCAGAACTTGCGTGCGTCGTCTTCGTTCTTGTCGAAGGTCGCATACATCGCGGCGACGATCGGTACACGCTTGAGTTCCGGTGTCTTGATGGTGAAGAGATCGCCAATCCATTGAATGAACGGATGCAGTGCGGGGAACGCCATCAATGTATAGATGTCGTCGCCTTGCACGGCCGAAATGCCTTCGACATTCTTCCGCCAGTAGGCAATGCCTTCAACCGCGAGTTTGGCACTTGCTCGCGGCACGGCTTGCAACGCGGGCTGCAAACCCTGGTAGGCGCCGGCCACGTCGCCAGGACTGCGGCTTGACTTCCGATCGTCGAACTGCCGGAATAGCAGAGCGAGATCATCGTCAGTCTCGACTTCGTAGCTGTCCATGTGGACAGTCAGATTCGAGGGAAACACTGCTTCGTCATACGACGATAGCATCGTGCTCGAATGCTGGCCGTTCATCCGCAGCTCGTCGTGGCCGTTGCCCTTGTGCAGGACTTTTGACCAGTTGAACGGGATGGCCAGGCCGGCATCTACCTTTTCCTTCAGGTATTTGACCCGGCTCGGATTCAGCTCCCGTTCGGTTGGCGAAGCCGTCAGCGCCTTGAAATGCAAGGCTAGTTCCCGTGTAAGGGACTTATTTTCTGTTTTAACAAGTCTAAACATGGTAGTTTCCAAAGGACCGTGTGAGTTCAAACCGGATTATCTTCTGGTCCAGAGAAGACGCCCGGCTACGCGGTCCATTCATCGAGGAGTCGCTGAAGTTTCTCGGCAAAATAGGCGACATTGGCTGGCACCATGGTCGCCATGTTCTTTTTGCCTTCTAGCTTCAGTTCCTTGATGAGAGGGCCGAGTTTCTCCGCAAGCTCGATTGAGCCGACGGATTTTTCCAAAGGGTAGATTTTGAAGTGAGGCCGCTGTTCGCGACCGCGCAGCATGGTTTCAACCTGAACTTTGTAGTTCTGGTTGCCCTGCATTCCCTTCAACGTCGCGGCAACATCGCGTTCGTCATGACCCAACTCGGCAACGATCTCGTCGAGACCGTGCCACTTGCCGTCGCCGAATTTTTGTTTGATTTCGTGACCGAACGGCTTCACACGCGGCTTGACGATGCTGATGCGCTCTTCGATCAGCTTCATCACCTGCTGGAAGCGGATGCGCTCGTTGCCCTCGTTCTGGTCAGTCTCGGACCAAAGTTCGCGAAAACGCCTCTCGGTGAGGTTGGCGAATAGGTTTTCAGCGTTTACGCCCGTGGGCGTAAACGTGAGAAATCGTCCAAAAATCAGCCGGCGCGAAATCCATTGCTGACCTTTCCCTTCCTTCTTCGCGATTTTCTCTTGGGTCCAGCCACTGCGGGCGAACAGTAGCGCCAGATCCTGTTCCCATCGCACGCCGGCTGCGGCCTTGTCAGGCGCGAGCCTGGCGCGTGCATCATCATATTCCGCTTCGGTCATCACACTTCGTAATGCGAGGGTCATTGTGGTGGCGGTCCCCATCGGGTGTTTCGATGGGAAGGATTATGCATTTTGCATGATTAGTGTCAATGCATAATGCATAATAATTTTGGGGAAATGCGTTTTGTCTGCTAAACCGTCCTGCCGGAGGGGTGCCGGGGAGGGTGGCTATGGGGCTACGATCTTGGATTAACGGGCTGTTCCGCAGCCTTGCACATATTTGCTGTGGGGCAGCTAATTACTTGTGCCCTGAAGAGCGGCCGACAACGCTCTCTGTAATTGAGTCGCGTCGGATCGCTCTAAGTGAAACAGGAAGGTATGTAGACTGGTCTGATCCGGCGGTGTCGCCGCCTGAATCTTGACTATCGTTGCCGGACCCTTTGAGGGCAACCGCAAAGGCTGGCTTGCGGGTGTGCCTCGCAAGGTTTCGACGGTCACGTTCAGAACGGTGAAGGCGCTTTGGTATGGCGAGATTGTCAATCCCGACCATTGGGCCGCGCGTGACATCAAACGCGCCGCTGATGTCATCGAAGCGCGCAAGGAAGCTGCCGCACTCGCCGATCAGTATCAGAACATCATTGGAGGGCTTCGTGCGCGCGACGAGGATTTTTATAGCACGGAGATTGCTCGCCTGGAGCGCATCGCTCGCATTCTTGGCGGTCAGGATAGCGCCTGAGATCAAGGGGCAAACCAATTCCTCGGACACCGGCAACCGTCCGCGGAACGACGTCGCCGGGGCGGGTCCGACTTACCTCCGCCCCGGCGGCCGACCAATCAAGAAGGAAGCATCATGAACGAACACGCCAACGGCAACGGGTTGCCAACCGATCGACAGGCCGCTGTCGAGTACGGGCTGGTGCAATTCCAGACCATGATGGCCGAGCGCGATCAGATGGCGCGGGACTACGCCGAACTGCGAACCAAGTACGCCGGACTGGAAGTGGCCTGCGAAGCACAAACTGCGCAGATCACCGACATGCAGTCGCGTGTAGCTACGGCGTCGCTGGTCCGTGATCAGGCGGTGGCCGACCGGGCAAAATACGAAACGCTTTTCATCAGCATTCAGGCACAGCTCCGCGCCTTCGCCATTCCGGCCGCGCCGCTGGTGACGGGATCGGAAGACTGATGAAGCCGCTGGAGCGCATCGACTGGGACGATGGCCTGATCCAGCGCCTGACGGAGCTGCACGCGCGCGGCTTCTCGTCCCGAGAAATCGCCGTGAAGATGGGAAGCGAGTTCGTCGGTCTGAAATTCACGCGCAACAGCATCATCGGAAAAACTCACCGTCTTTGCCTGCCGCATCGCGCCCTGCCGATCGTCCAGCCAAAGCCGAAACAAATACGCAATCGCAAGCGCGGGCCGTACCGCAAGCGGAAGGGCACCGCCGGACCAAGGGGGATCGAGATGAAACCGAAGGAACCTCGCGCAGAGCCCGGCGGGCCGCTGACGATCTATCAGTTGCGGCCGGACGATTGCCGCTTTCCTCTCGGGAATTTTCCGTTCGTGTTCTGCGGCAAACAGCAAGTCAACGGGTCATCCTACTGCCTCGGCCATACCGTGCTTTGCCACGGCGGCGTGCGGAAGGAAGAACGCAGCCCGGTGCAGATGAAGGCCTGGGCATGATGAGGGCCATCAAATTCGTTCGCTTCGCTGCCGTCGAGGATCATTTGCGGATCGGCTGGATGATGGCGATGCCAAACGGGCCGATGCATCACCATTACTACGGCATTGAAATGAAATGGATTTGTAACTGCGAGATTCCTGGGAGCCACAGTGCATGAACTATATTGATTTTATCGCAGGCAAGGCCATCCGCGCGAAAGAGCGCGGGATGTCCAATGTGCCAAAATTGGCGGAACATCTTTTCCCGTTCCAGAAATTATGCGTTGAGTTTGCATTACGCGCGGGATCTGCCGGAAATTTTCTTTCGACAGGATTGGGCAAAACAGCTTGCGAGCTTGAATGGTGCACCCATGCGGCCGATGCATCCAATGGCAAGGCACTAATCCTTGCTCCGCTTTCGGTCGGATGGCAGATCGCAAAGGAAGCAAATCGATGGGGCTATGATGCCCGCGTGATCCGTGATCAGAGCGAAGTCAGGTCCGGCATCAATATCTGCAATTATGATCGTCTGGACAAGCTGGAACCTTCATCATTTGGAGCTGTGGCGCTGGATGAAAGTTCAATCCTGAAATCATTCGGCGGGAAAACGTCTCGCGCGCTGATCGAATCATTCTCAAATCATCGTTTCCGGTTGTCCGCGACGGCAACGCCGGCGCCTAACGATCATATGGAATTGGGACAGCAATCAGACTTCCTCGGCGTTATGCCGTCGTCCGAAATGCTGATGCGATGGTTCATCAACGACACGTCCACCGCCAGCCAGGAATGGCGGCTGAAAAAACACGCCGTCAATGATTTCTGGGACTGGTGCGCGTCGTGGTCGCGTATGGCGGAAATGCCGTCCGACCTCGGCGGGGACGACACTGACTTTGTGCTTCCTCCCATGAAGATAATCAGACATCGCGCCGAGGCATCGCCGATCAAGGGATCGGACCTGTTCGGCATGGTCGATATGTCGGCAACGTCGATGTTCGATGTCAAGCGCAAGACGGCCGGCAATCGTGCAAGGGCCGTGGCTGCTTTGGTGGATGGCTCGGAGCCGTGGGTGATCTGGTGCGATACGGACAACGAGGCCGATGCACTCAAGGCACTAATTCCCGACGCATCCGAGGTGAGGGGGTCTCATACAGCGGAGCAGAAGGAAATCACGCTGCGGGCTTTTGCCGATGGTGATGTCCGCATCATTATCACCAAGCCATCGATTTGCGGATTTGGCCTCAATTGGCAGCATTGCGCGCGAACGGCGTTTGTCGGCAGGACGTTTTCCTATGAGTCCTGGTATCAGGCCGTGCGCAGGTTCTGGCGTTTCGGGCAAAAGCGGCAAGTCGAAGTTCATCTGATCGTGGCCGAGGGCGAGGAAGCAATCGCCCGTGTGATCGATCGCAAGGCCGATGATCACATCACGATGAAAACCGCCATGCGGGCGGCGATGCTTCGCGCAAACGCCAAGTCGGTTAACCGCAAGATTTCCTATCTTCCAACTCACAAAGCGAGTGCGCCAGCATGGGTATGATCGAGTGTCTGGATTCTGCCCATGGTCGCGATTTCATCGCGTATAACGGCGACTGCGTTTCTGTGGCCGAACAGTTGGATTCGGAGAGCGTTGGATTTTCGATCTACTCGCCACCATTTCAGAATATCTTCGTCTATTCTGACAGCGAAGCAGACATGGGCAACTGCACTTCGGATGAAGAGTTCAATCAACACTACCAATTCCTCATCAATCAGATTTACCGACTGACCAAGCCTGGCCGGCTGACGGCGGTACATTGCTCGGATCTGCCGTCATCAAAATGGAAGGATGGTGTCATTGGATTGAAGGATTTTCCCGGCGACATCGTTCGCGCTCACCAATCCGAAGGCTGGATTTTTCATTCCCGCGTTTGCATCTGGCGTGATCCGGTCGTGGAAATGACCCGCACCAAGGCGCTGGGGCTGCTCTACAAGCAGTTGAAAAAGGACAGCACCAGAAGCCGAACTGGTGTTGCGGATTACGTTCTGGTGTTTCGCAAGCCTGGCGAAAATGCCGAGCCGGTAGAGCAGATGCCGGAGAACTTCCCGGTGTCGCAGTGGCAGCAATGGGCATCGCCGGTCTGGATGGACATCAACCAGACCAACACGCTCAACGTCCGCATGGCAAAGGATGGAGCTGACGAAAAGCATCTGTGTCCGTTGCAGCTCGATCTGATCGAGCGCGCCGTAACGCTGTGGAGCAATCCCGGCGATGTCGTGCTTTCACCATTTATGGGCATCGGATCGGAAGGCGTTACCAGCCTCAAGTTGCGCCGCAGGTTCATCGGCATTGAGTTGAAGCCTTCCTACTTCAAGCACGCTTGCCAGTATCTCGACGCGCAGGAGAGGCAAGAGGATTTGTTTGCCATGGTGAGTGCTGCGGAATGATGGACCTGTTCGACCACGCCGAGCGAACCGCGCAGGCCATGCTGGCGAAGGACGCCGGCATGAAGCAGGCGGCTGACAACGCCGACCAGGCGTGGGCCGACCTCATGCTGGAGCTGGTCAGGCTGACGTGCCTCGAGCAGCCGAGGTTCACCGTCGACGACCCGATGGACCGCTACGAACTGATCGAGGGCCACAAGCCGGCGACGCACGAACTGCGCGCCATGGGTCCGGTGATGATGCGCGCGGCCAAGTCCGGCTACTGCCGCAAGGCCGACACCGCGCCGATCCCGTCAAGGCGGCGCTCGCTGCACGCGAGCCCGCGGGCGGTGTGGGAGAGTTTGATTTATGCGCGGGGTTCGTCATGAGACGAAACTGGATGCCACTATACGTTCCCGACTTTCTCGCCGACACCATGCGCCTCTCGGCAGCAGAAACCGGCGCGTATCTCTGCCTGATCATGGACTACTGGATGCACGACGGGTTGCCGGATGACGACCGCAAACTGGCGGCGATTGCGCGGCTGCCGTTGAACTCATGGCGGGCGATGCGGCCAACGATAGAGGCGTTCTTTCAGGACGGCTGGCGCCATAAGCGGATCGACGCCGAACTGGAAAAGATGGTGGGCGTGATGGCCCGTCGACATGCAGCCGCCGTCAAGGCTGGAACCATGTCGGTGATAGCAAGGAACCGGCAACGTGACGTTCAACGTCAGTCCAACGATTCGTTTGCGCAACGTTCAACGTCAGCTCAGCGAATTGCCAACCACACTACCAAGAAAGAGATTACTTCTTCTTCCTTTTCTACTGCTGCGCGCGAGGAACCGACTGTGGACAACTCGGCCACAGCAACCGCTGCGCCGCCGGCTGTCTCGGCAGAAAAGCCAGCAAAGCTCGCCGCAACTCCCGAACTTCTCGCCATTCTCGCAAGGAAAAACCGATGAACCAGAAACTGGAACGGATACCTGCGCCGCCGGAACCGCAGCCCAGCGCCACGCCGATCGACATGCTGAACCGTGCGGTGCTGGCCGGTGCCGACATCGCGCTGATTGAAAAGCTGATGGCCCTGCACGAGAGATGGGACGCCAACCAGGCGCGCAAGGCGTTCGACGAAGCGGTGGCGGCGGCCAAGAAGCAGATACCGCCGATCACCCGCAACGTCACCGGCCACAACGCAAAAAAATACGCGGACTTCGCGGCGATCGCCAAGGTGGTGGACCCCGTCATTGGGGCATACGGGCTGTCGTACCGTTTCCGCACCACGCAGACCGACCGCATTTCGGTGACCTGCATCCTGTCGCACAAGGCCGGCCACAGCGAGGAAACAACCCTCTCAGGCCCGGCCGACACGTCTGGTTCGAAAAACCCCATCCAGGCCATTGGCAGCACGCTGACCTATCTCCAGCGCTACAGCCTGGTCCAAATGTTGGGACTGGCCGCCGGCAACGACGACGACGGCAAGGCCGCCGGCGATGGCGAAAAGATCACGGCCGAACAGGCCCAGGATCTTGCAGACAGGTGCGCGGCGGTTGCCGATGGCTTCGATACGGCGGTTTGCACCTATTTCGACATAGACGAACTCAAGAACCTTCCGGCGAAAGAATATCAACGCGCCATTATTGCGATCAACAAGAAAGCGAAACAGTGATGGACGATCATTTTTATGCGGTTTTTTGCCGTGTTGAGGATGATGACGGTAAACAACATTTCATCCGCGCCAAGGCGGAATCGGCGGCCAGGAAGTGCGCTGCAAAATATCCGCAGCATGAATTCTTTATCATGGAAAGCGTCTGCAAATTTGCCGGTGAAAAGCTCAATATTAACCGCACCGAAATTGAACCGGGAAAAAGGACATGAACGATATCATCCAGGGCAGCGACGAGTGGAAAGCCCTTCGCCTCGGCAAATTCACCGCTTCCCGCGTCGGCGACGCGGTAGCGCGAACCAAATCCGGCTACGGCGCATCCCGCGCCAACTACGCCGCGCAACTGATTGCCGAGCGGCTCACCGGCGTTGCTGTCGACGGCTTCACCAACGCAGCCATGCAGCACGGCACCGAGACCGAGCCG